CATTTCTCTTGTCTCTCGCTCTCTCTCCCAAAAAAAATCATGCACAAAACGGCTACAAAGCCAGTCGGGTCGGGCAGTCGGGTTGTCGGGATATTGTGTCGGGTCGAGTCGGGTTGAACTATACACATAATATAACACAGGATCACAGATCCCTGGGAGTTATTGCTGCCAGAGGCTGCAGCGTGCCTGGGAAAAGCTCCTAAAACTATAAGTTACTATTTGTAGACAACAGGTAGAAAAAGTAGTAGAATATACTTTTACTTTATAGGAGAAGTAGTATGAAACAAATTAGAAAATTTGAACAAGAAGCCATAGTCAATCAGATTATGGAGGGTGTGAAAGAAAGACTTGATAACAAAGTTGAGAAAGCAAGAAAGTCTAAAGACTATAAAGCTATTGAAAAACTTGCAAACGCAGTTTTGAAAATCAACAAAGAAAGAGACTTATTAGAAGAAAAACATAAAAAAGCTCTTAAACGAGTTAATCGTGCTATCAAAAACTACAATAACTATACAGAAGATAGTCTTGTTGGTATAAATGGCTTAACACAATTTACAAATGCTGAATTGGAGTTTTTTAGAATGGATTGGAAAATTAAAAACCAAGTAGCTGATAAATTAGCTGTTGCTTTAATAGAACCAAATGCACAAGAAAGAATAAAAGAAATCATAACTGCTATTGCTAGTGAGGTTTCATAATGTGCGTTCAAAGATGTCCAAAGTGTAATGAGGGAGACTTACATTATCTCGGAGATAATTGCATAGAAGAAACACACATATAGGAACACAGGAATCCAGAGCTAGATCCAGACCCCAGGCAGCGTGATCAAGCTGTTGCATATGTGGGTTGACATTTTGTATCCAGGAGATACAATAAGCTTTTACAAATTAGGAGAAGAAGTATGTATAAAATAGTAAGGTTTTACAGAGACAGTGATCATAAAGACCACAACAAAATAATCAAAACTGGACTAACTGAGGCAGAAGCCCAAGAGCACTGCCAGAGAGAAGACACACGTGAACCAGGAGTTTGGTTTGACGGTTACACGGAAGAGTAATGAGTGAATTATTATCTGAAATTAAAAACTGTGAGGAATGTGGTCGTAAAACAAATGAATTATATCTAACAGATATTGGAGAAATACTTTGTGTTGATTGTGAGGCAGAGTATTGCCATCAACAAACTCTGGATGAACAAGACTAATAATGGATACGCTCTTCTTATTAACAGTTGGCATGTATGTGGTGGTGTTCCTAATGTCGGGTCGGGCGTAGTGTAGCATATGATGACCGACTCAACAGCCACCACAGAAGCCTTACACAATGAGGCAGAAAGATCTACCAGGGTAGCTCTGGGTTATGTCGGATACTGTCATCTCGGGACAGCTCGGGTTTGGAGTGCTACTTACGAAGGATGTGACACAGAGGCCGTAGAGTTCATGCAGCGTGCTCCCAGGTATATGACCAGGAAAGGTTTATTTATTTATAAGCTGATACCTGGCGAAGAAAAAAAGTTTATAAAAAGGATACAAAATGTAGAAAGAGTGTGATACAATTACCTTATCTTTTAAACAAAACCATTAGGAGGTTATTATGAAGATAGACAATATGTATTTAGAAGTCATGGGCAAGATGTACAAAGTCGTGCCAGTTGGCGAAAACATTATAGGAATAACTCTTGAAACAGACAGACATGGCGTTCAACAAGTTGTTCAAAACGGACAGTTGATTCAAGGCTCTATAGAAATAGGTAACACAGAAGAACAGATACAAGAGAATGTGTTTGAACATGAAGTGCCTAGTTTGGAGGTCAACTAATGAAGAAGACTGCAAACTATTACATCGAAAAGATTGATAACATAATCTATAGACTATACAAGTATGCAGATGAGACAGGTGTAGATGTTTATCACTATGCACATCAACTCACAATACTTCAAAAGTCTATTATTGATAAGTTAAATAGGAGTTAAACTAATGTTAGTAAGACAATCTTTACTAGACTATGATTTAAAAGAACTAACACTAAACGAATTAATATATAGGGTTAGGTTCTTGTTAAAATATAGTGATGATAAAAAAGAGATAGCTATGTTGCAAAAAGAAATAGCTAAGAGAACTAAAAAATAACAATTAGTCGGAGGATTAAGGGAGTTTTATGCTCCCTTTTTTTATGTCTCGGAGTCCCACAGGATCACAAAAAGCATGTCGGTATGCCATCTGGTGATGGGGTGGGACACAAATCTGGGTGCAAGTATATATACACACACAAGGTTAATAACTCATACAAACAAAAAACATATTTAACACATTTCATCTTTTTGTGTTAATATCAGATTTTAACCACGAGGTATCCTATGGAAGAAGATATGATGGATATGCAGGTACAACCTGTTATGCAACCAGAACAACCAATGATGCAAGGGACTCCTGCCCCCCAAAAAATGTCAGGTCAAATGCAACAAGATTTAGACCAGATATCAGGATCTGATCAAGAAGAGGCTAAACAAGCCCTCATGCAAATTATAAAAATTTTACAACAAATGGTATCTCAAGGTGCTACAGATGAGCAGATAGAGGCTTTTTTGCAAGAAGTTGGTATAACTATGGAAGAATTGCAACAAGCTAGGGAGATGTTTGGCATATGATGAATATGAAAGAAATGTTAGGCGAGGCTGGTAGAACCATGTCAAATTTAGATATGCTTAAAAATAAAAATATGCGTGACATTTTAGGTGAAAGTGGTAAAACTATTTCCAATACTGATAAAAGAATTGGAGAAATTATGGCTCGTTCCATGCCAGACAATGAACCTAGATTTGAAGAAAGACCTCCTGGAAGCCAAATATTTTCTATTGACGCACAGATAGAAAACCTTATGAAATCGTACAATATGCTTGTAAATGCACAAGAATTTGGTAGAGCACAGGAAGTTGCAGACCAAATCGACCAGTTACAACAGCAAAAAATAGGTATTCAAGCTCAAAATGTACCTTTTATGTTGCAATCAGGACCTTTAACAGACCTATCTAGTAAAATAGGGCCTATGATGGGCACTCTAGGAGCTATGGGCCAAAGTGCTAGAACCATATCAAATCAAGACAGAGAAGCTATATCTAGCCTACTAGAATCCATATCTGAGTAGCCAAACATGGCTACAAGAAAGGAAATACTTTCAGATCTAAGCAAAAAGATAGCTGATGGCAATATCCGTGAAGCTTATCGTGACTTTGAAGAACTACCAATAGTAGATCAAATAGCTGTTAGTGTTTCTCCTGGCGTTGGAGATGCTATTGCAGCCTATGAGGTAGCAGAGTTTGGTCGTAGAGCTAAAACCAACATACAAGACAAAGACAGACTAGGTGCGGCTGGCAATATAGCCTTATCTGGACTAGCTGGTATAAGTTTAATACCCTTGTTTCGATTCCTTCGTGGTGCAAAAGCTGTAACAAAAACTGGTACGAAAGTAGCAGAGGCTCCAAAAAAAACCGAGAAACCCCCTGTTGAAGAGCCATTACAACTTTCTGCACCCAAGGATCTTCCCGAAGTAGAATTACCAGAAGTTTTGCCCTTTGTTACTAAGCCTGTAGACGAACTTGCCTATGGCACAACACAACCATCTTTACCTATGCAATCTAAAGCAAGAAAGTTTTTGCATGGATATTACAAAAAGCTTGATCCAGACATTAATGAACTTAGTCCAGAAGATTGGGTAAAAACACTCACTAACCCAAATAACGAAATACCACTTGGCGAACTAAGACTTCTTAATGTTTTAGATGAACTCAATCAAATACACCCCAAGCTCATAAAAGAGGCTGCAGGCTCAGAAAAAATATCCAAAGGATTTCTTGATAATTACATGGAGCGTCAACAAAGAGATGCTTTACAAGTAAGAGGTGCTCCACCTGGTAAATTAGAATCACCAGACACTACTTTTGCCAATGAAGCTGTAAAACGTACTCAACAACAAAAACTATATTTTGTTCGTGGTGCTGGTGAACAAAGAACTAGACCTGATCATTATAGAGATCTTGTTTATTCTGACGGCGTAAAGGGCAATAACGCCTATGCATTTGATGGTGTTGGCACCTTTAAGCCTGAACTGAGACTGCAAGGATTAAAAGACAATTTTGCTGCGGGAGATTTGCCCGAAGATAAAATGTACGCTCTATCTCCAGAAATATTTGAAACCATAGAAAAAGGTTTAAAAGAACTAGACGTAAAAGATACAGATACTTTTGCAGATATTTTTAGAGTGCAATCAGACTTTATGAAAGAAATAGGTGACTCACGTAATTTTGTAAATCCTAAAACAGAAGCAAAGAAAATTAAAGATATTTTAAGATATAACAAGTTTGTAGATGAAATAAATCCTATCATAGTAAACGAACCTGGAACTTTTAAAAGTATGACTCCTATCAAAGCAACTGAAAATGTAAAAGAAGTTGGAGTAAAAGAATTTACTATAGAACCAAAAGATATAGAAGCTATAACTGGCAGATCTTATAAAGAAACATTAGATAAAACACCAGAAGAAATATTTTACATGCTTGATGAAACAGGCAAAAAGCAAAAATATATTGATGTACCTAATAATCCTGAAGCATTATCACAAGCATACTTTAAAGATTTATACAAAGACGATCAAGCTTTTATAAAACTTCAAAACGGTGCACGTATTTTAAAGAAAGCTGTAGTGCCTAAAATGGATTTTTCTGGTAAGTTTAAAATAGATCCTTACTTTGAAAAGTCTACCAGTAATGAAATGAAACTACCTGTTAGATTTAACGTATTACAAGCATACAAATCAGGGGCAGATGGTGTGCATATAGGTGACGCACAAGCAAATGTAGAGGGTTCTCCTAGTATTATTTTAGAAAAATATGCAAGAGGGGAAAAAGAAATAGATAAAATATTAAATGAACTTGGTATTACTAATAAAAAAGGCGTAACCACTAAAATATCAGGAACAGGGACAGAATATGACGGCACCTATCTTAAGTTTACAGATGATGTGAAAAAAGCCATTGAAGAGCAAGGTATCAACGCATTTAAGCTTGGTGGACCTGTTGATATTGATAAAATGTTAGCTGAGTTATGAACCTAGCACACCTATCTGACCAAGAAATAAAAGAAACCTTAGTTCTCAAAGAACGCTTAGAACTACTAAAAAATCAAGCAAAATGTCAAGATAGTTTCTTAGAGTATGTTAAATACATGTGGCCAGAGTTTATTTGTGGTCGACATCACAAAATCTTTGCACAAAAGCTAGAAGACGTTGCAAACGGCAAAATCAACCGTTTAATAGTCAATATGCCACCCAGACACACTAAATCAGAATTTTGTTCTACTTATTTTCCTGCTTGGATTATGGGTAAACAACCAAATCGTAAGATTATGCAGACCACTCACACAGGCGAACTAGCCGTAAGATTTGGTCGTAAAGTCAGAAATATGATGGATACCGATGAATATAAGCGTATCTTTGACAAAGTAGAACTGCAAGCTGATTCTAAGTCAGCAGGTAGATGGGAAACCAACAAAGGGGGCGAATACTTTGCAGCTGGTGTAGGTGGAGCTATTACAGGTCGTGGTGCGGACTTACTTATCATTGATGATCCACACTCAGAACAAGACGCTTTGAGTCCCAGTGCCCTAGAATCTTGTTATGAATGGTACACCTCTGGACCTAGACAGCGTTTGCAACCTGGTGGTGCCATCATATTGGTCATGACTAGATGGAGCACCATAGATCTAACTGCAAAACTGCTTGATGCACAGAAGGAAGAGGCCGCAGATCAGTGGGAGATCGTAGAGTTTCCTGCTATATTTCCTGAAACAAACAATGCTTTATGGCCAGAGTTTTGGCAACTAGACGAGTTAAACAAGGTAAAAGCATCACTACCCGTACAAAAATGGAACGCACAATGGATGCAGAACCCAACTTCTGAAGAAGGATCTATAATCAAGCGTGAGTGGTGGAATATCTGGGAAAGTGACTCATTACCACCTGTTAGCTACATCATTCAAAGTTACGATACTGCTTTTTCCAAAAAAGAAAACGCAGACTATTCTGCTATATCCACTTGGGGTATCTTTCGTCCAACACCTGATTCACCAGACTGCATTATGTTACTTGATGCACAAAAAGGTCGTTGGGACTTTCCAGAGCTAAAACGCATAGCTTATAACGAATATAAATACTGGGAGCCAGACATGACTTTAATTGAGTCAAAAGCTTCTGGCACACCACTAACGCATGAACTTCGTAGATTAGGAATACCTGTAGTTAATTATTCACCTACTAGAGGACATGATAAATCCACCCGTATGCACTCTGTAGCACCTATTTTTGAGTCTGACCTAGTTTATGCACCTCAACGAAAGTTTGCAGAAGAGATGATAGAAGAGTGTGCATCATTTCCTTTTGGTAAAAATGACGATTTATGTGATACTATGACTCAAGCCCTCATGAGATTTAGAGAGGGTGGTTTAGTTTCGCTTGAAGACGATTATTCAGATCAAGAGAAAGCACCAGTTAGAAGGGTATATTATTAATGGCGATAGAAAAAGAAATTAATCCAACCGTACTAAACGAGGAAAATCAGGTTCCGTTAGGTGATGAAGGCATGGAAGTAGCTTTAGCTGCTATTGAAGATGCAAGAGAAGAAGATTTCATCATGCAAGAAGACGGCAGTGCTATTTTAGAATCCAGCTTGCAAGAAGCAACCGAAACAGGTTTTGATGAAAACTTAGCAGAGTCTATGGAAGAATCAGAACTTATGCAGATAGCAAACGAGCTAGTAGACGGCATAGAAAAAGACAAAGCATCACGAGAAGATTGGGAAAGAACCTATACAGATGGTCTTAAATACTTAGGTATGAAGTTTGACGATGAACGATCTGAGCCTTTTGAAGGTGCATCTGGTGTTATACACCCACTTCTTGGTGAGGCAGTAACGACATTCCAAGCACAAGCCTACAAAGAATTATTACCGTCTGGTGGACCTGTAAAGACACAAGTAGTTGGTAAATACGACACAGCAGTAGAAGAGCAAGCACAAAGAGTATCTGAATTTATGAATTATCAGATTGTGCATGTGATGGAAGAGTTTGATGAAGAACTAGATCAAATGTTATTTTATTTACCTTTAGCTGGTTCAGCCTTTAAAAAAGTTTACTACGATGAAAGTTTGGGTAGAGCTGTTTCTAAGTTTGTGGCCCCCGAAGACCTCATAGTTCCATATTACACCACAGACTTAGAAACTTGCCCTCGTATAACTAATGTAGTCAAAATGCCTGAAAACGAAGTAAAAAAATTACAAGCTTTGGGTTTTTATCGTAAGGTAGATATAAATTACAGTGATGATATTACTAATGCATCTGATGTAAAAGAAGAGATAGATAAATTATCAGGCATTGAAGCATCATACGATACTGGCGAAGTATCAATATTATACGAAGTGCATTGTAATTTAGAGCTCAACGGCTTTGAAGATACAGATGAAGATGGTGAAATGACTGGTGTTAAACTGCCTTATATCGTCACTATCGATGCTAATGCTAACGAGATACTTTCTATACGCAGAAACTTTGTACAAGATGATCCGTTGAAAAATAAAATAGAATACTTTGTGCATTTTAAATTCTTACCTGGACTAGGTTTTTATGGATTTGGATTAACGCACATGATTGGTGGTCTTTCAAAAGCTTCTACCAGTATTCTTAGACAATTAATAGATGCTGGTACTTTAGCAAACTTACCTGCTGGTTTTAAAACACGCGGCATTAGAATACGTGATGAAGATACACCTATACAACCTGGAGAGTTCAGAGATGTAGATGCTCCAGGTGGATCGCTTAGAGAATCTATCCAACCATTACCATTCAAAGAACCTAGTGGTACTTTACTAAATTTATTAGGTATTTTAGTAGACGGTGGTAAAAAGTTTGCGTCTATTGCGGAAATAAATACAGGGCAAGGTAATCCAAATGCTCCTGTAGGCACAACACTTGCGTTGCTAGAAAGATCAACAAAAGTATTATCAGCGATACATAAAAGATTACATAATTCACAGAAAAAAGAGTTTAAATTATTAGCTCAAGTATTTAAAGAATATTTACCACCAGAATACCCTTATGCAGTTGCCAATGGCAATGCGACTATAAAATTAACTGACTTTGATGACAATATTGATATATTCCCCGTATCAAACCCTGACATATTTAGTCAATCTCAGCGTATTGCCATGGCTCAAGAAATGATGGCATTAGTACAATCAAATCCACAAGTGCATGGTCCTAATGGCATATATGAATCCTACAAAAGAATGTATGCAGCAATAGGTGTAGATAATGTAGAACAAATACTTACACCACCGCCTCCAACAGATCCTAGACCTTTAGAGGCTGGTTTTGAAAATAATAAACTTTTATTAGGTCAACAAGCACAGGCGTTTGGTCAACAAAACCACGATGCACATATAGCTACGCATATTGCTTTGCTTAAGACACCGCCCGTACAAATGAACGCACAAGTGCAAGCTTTAATACATTCACATATCATGCAACATTTACAAATGAAAGCAGATGTTTTAGGCGAACAACAAATGCCACCAGATGTATTGCAACAGTTTCAGCAAATACAACAACAAGCTCAACAGGCTAATCCAGCAGAAGCAGAGCAGTTGGTACAACAAGCTGGAGATATATTGGCACAATTTTCTGCACCAATTATGGCACAACTTATAACAGAATATAGCCAAAGCGTTGCTGATCCAAGCGATGAAGATCCATTAGTTGCTATAAGAAAACAAGAGCTAGCACTTAAAGGACAAGAGCTTTCACTTGAACAACAACAATTCTTGCAAGAGGAACAACGTAAATCACAAGATGCACAACGTAGAATAAATGTTGACAAAGAAAGGATTGAAAGCATGGAAGATATTGCAGAATTACGTGATCAAACAGCTAGAGCAAGACTAGAACAACAGGCAAGGTTTAAAATGATGGAAATGGAAAACAAAAAATAAAACTTGCAAATTTAAAAAACACGCATAATAATAAGTCTCATGATTAAAAGAACAGAAATAAGTCAACAGAAAACCCCAAAAGTATTAAAAAATAAAAATGGCTATAGTAATAAAGGCAACGTGTCTTTAAAAACTAACGAAGGCACATTTGATACTAATACTACTCCAAAGCCTGGTATGGGCAAAGGTAAAGCCAGAGGAATGGGCATAGCCGAATTTGGTGGTAAGTTTTCTGGTATTTATTAATGGACTCGATTTGGCTTGCTAAAAAATTTATAAAAGAAATAGAAGCTAGAAGAGAGGACACAAAAGACGCTATGCTCGCTGGGTGTAGTGATTTTGCACAATACGAATTTCTGCGAGGGCGTTACAGTTCTCTAGCCGATGCAGAAAATATATTTAGAGAACTGCTAGGGAAAACACAAGAAGATGACATCAAAGATACAGGTACCTGATCATGTTGCTAGGTCTATAGAGGCAGAGCAAAACCAAAAAGAATCCAAAACAATCGAAACACCAACAGAGGATGGTGGAGCAAAAACTAAAGAAAACCCTGCATATGTGAAAGAGTCTGCACGGGTATTAGATCCAACTTTATTAGAAAAATCATTTTTAGACCGTATGCCACAACCGACAGGTTGGAGGATACTCATACTACCTTACAAAGGCAAAGCGGTTACTGAAGGTGGAATACACTTAGTACAACAAACAGTAGATAGAGAATCTTTAGCTACTGTAGTTGGGTATGTGGTAAAAATGGGTCCTGATTGCTATAAAGACGCAAGTAAGTTTGCAGAACCATGGTGTCAGGAAAAACAATGGGTATTAATTGGAAGATACGCAGGAGCTAGATTTAGACTTGGTGATGAATCCGAATGTCGGATTATAAACGATGATGAGGTCATAGCTACTATACTTGATCCAGATGATATTCTTGCAGTATAAGGAGATAAAATGGCAGAAGAAAATGCAAAAGTAGTAGAAGAAACAGAAGTTGATGAGGGAGAAGTTGTTGAACTTGACCCTGTAGAAGAAGAACAACCTAAAACAGAAATACCTAGAGAACCTGTTGATCAAGAAGCAGAGGAACAGATAGAGGATGTTTCTGAGACACCAGAGGCAAAAAAAGAAGAAGAATTAGAGGATTATTCAAAAAGCGTTCAAAAAAGAATTAACACTTTGACTAGAAAACTGCGAGAAGCAGAGAGAGGTCAAGAATCAGCTTACGAATATGCAAAAAGAACTGCCGCAGAAAATGAAAAGTTAAAAGCAAAAACATCTAATTTAGATAGATCTTATTTGATGGAAGCAGAAAATAGGCTTAAATCACAAAAACAACAAGCGACTACAGCGTTAAAGTCTGCACACGAAGTACAAGATTACGATAAAGTCGCTAAAGCACAAGAAGTATTGGCAAAAATAGCTGTTGAAGAGGCTAAAGTAAACGCTTCTAAAGTTGCATTAGAACAAGAACCACCTTTGCAACAAGCACAACCAACACAAGTACAACAAAATGTGCAACAACCTATGCCTGGTTATCAACCACCACCAAAACTTGATGAAAAACAAGAGGCTTGGGTTGAAAAAAATCAGTGGTTTGGAGAAGACGAGATTATGACATTAGCTGCGTTTTCTATTGATCAAAAATTAATTCAACAAGGTTATGATCCAAAAACTGATGAGTATTATAATGAAGTTGATAAAAGATTAAGAAAAGAATTTCCTCACAAGTTTGAAGAGTCTTCTGCACCATCGAAGCCTCAACAAAAGGTGGCTTCGGCAGGCAGGGTAGCTGGTAATACTAGCTCAAAAAGACAAGTTAAGTTGTCGCCAGCAGAAGTTCAAATGGCAAAAAGATTAAACGTACCCTTAACAGAGTACGCAAAATATGTTAAAAGGTAACTAATATGACAGATAAAACTGACAAACAAAACAGAACATCACGTTCTGCCGACACTCGAGCTACTAAAGAAGCTCGCAAACCATGGAGCCCACCATCTATGTTGGATACTCCTCCTGCACCTGAAGGTTACACTTACAGGTGGATTAGAGCCGAAATTGTAGGCCAAGAAGATCGTAAAAATGTTTCTTCTAGAATCAGAGAAGGTTTCGACCTTGTTAGATCAGAAGAACTAGATGATTCTCATCAAGATCTTTTTGATACCATACAACAAGGTAAACATTCAGGAGTGGTAGCACGAGGTGGTTTGCTATTGGCTAAGATTCCTAATGAAACACGTGAAGAGAGAAACTCCTACTATGCTGCACGTGCCCAAACTCAGCAAGACGCTGTAGATAATGATCTTATGAAGGAATCAGATCCAAACTCTCCGATTTTAAATCCAGAGAGAAGTAGCAAAGTAACTTTTGGCGGTGGTCAACGAAGTTGATCGCTAAACTTTAAATAACAAATATAAGGTGACTTATTATGTCTAACAAAAATGCCCCATTTGGAGCACGAGTAGTAGGTAAATTAGGTTCTGGAGTCCAAAATGGTGGAGTTACAGAATATGAAATTGCCTCTGGTGCTTCTGGGAATATTTTTTCAGGCGATTTAGTAAAAATGACCAACACAGGTACTATTTTAGTAGCTGCGGCTGGTGATGAAGCTTTAGGTGTGTTTAGAGGTTGTACTTTTACAAACTCTTCAGGTGAGACTGTTTTCAGTTCTCATTTCCCCGATGGCACTGTATCGTCTGATATAAAAGCATTTGTGATAGATGATCCTGATGCTGTATTTGAAATTCAAAGTGCAGGTTCTCCAGCTCAAACTGATGTCGGTTTGAACGCAGATATTTCCTATACTTCTGGCTCTACCAAAACTGGTATGTCAGCTATGGAACTGTCTGGTACAACAGCAGCTACAACTGCTACGTTTAGAATCATGGGCTTTTCAAGTGATCCAGATAACAGTACAACAGGCTCAGCTAACGTAAATGTGATTGTTAAATTTAACGAGCATTTCTATATCGACCCAACAGGAGTATAAATAATGGCAATTAATAGAGCGCAATTAGCGAAAGAATTAGAGCCAGGTCTTAATGCTTTGTTCGGTATGGAATATGCCAGATACGAAGCTCAACATACAGAAATCTATGATTCTGAAACTTCTGATAGAGCGTTTGAAGAAGAAACCCTAATAGTAGGGTTTGGTAACGCAGAAGTAAAAGCTGAAGGTAGCGGTGTCAGATTTGATACAGCTAACGAAGGTTACACTTCACGTTATACCCACGAAACAGTGGCTTTAGCTTTCGCACTAACTGAAGAAGCAATCGAAGATAATCTATATGATAGACTCGGAGCAAGATATACCAAAGCCTTGGCAAGATCTATGGCTAATACAAAGCAAATCAAAGCTGCTTCAGTACTAAACAACGCGTTTAGTGTGACAGGTGGTGATGGTAAAGTGCTTGTAGCTACAGATCACCCTCTAGGTGGAGGTGGTTCACTAGCAAACAGAGCTACCACTATGGCGGATCTTAATGAAACTTCACTAGAAGACTCACTAATTAATATCTCTACATTTACAGATGATAGAGGTCTTAACATAGCGTTGAAAGGTATGAAGTTAATTATTCCACCACAATTAGTGTTTGTTGCTGACAGATTACTACAATCTCCAGGGAGAGTAGGCACATCTGACAACGATATTAACGCTATCAAAAACACTGGTATGCTTCCTGACGGATATGTTGTAAACAACTATCTGACAGATACTGATGCGTATTTCATCAAAACTGACTGCCCAGATGGGTTTAAGTATTTTGAAAGATCTCCAATGCAAACATCACTAGAAGGTGACTTTGACACTGGTAACATGAGATACAAAGCTAGAGAGCGTTACAGCTTCGGATATTCTAACTTTAGAGCCGTTTACGGTTCTCAAGGAGCTTAAAGGAACGATTTATTGTAGCGTTTCTTACTCAACTACAATTCTTAGGGAGCTTCGGCTCCCTTTTTTTTGTTGATTACTTTGTATTGTGGGTGTAAACTCAAGATAGTTTTAAATTAATTAGCTTAATGAGGATCGATTTCGATTTCCATTAATACAAGTAAAGGAGTTCATAATGGCTAATCCACATTTTCAAAACTTAATTTTATGGGCAGGTAATACTGTTGCAACTGAGCATAAGAAAAACCAACCCATGTTCGCACCATATCCATCAGATCAAACATTTTATATGTATCATAATGATTTCTTTACATATAACTCTGGTGATTGGACTATAACAACTACTGAGGCTGGTACTGGTAGTGCATCTGAAGCTGTTACTTCTTCAGCAGGTGGAGCTTTATTGCTTACCAATGCTGCAGGTGATAACGATTTAGACTTTTTACAATTAAAAGGTGAAGGGTTTAAATTAAGCACAAGTAAAAAAGCATATTTTTCTGCTAGATTTAAAGTGAATGATGTAGATCAGTCTGATTTTGTTATGGGTCTTGGTATTACAGATACTACACCTCTTGATACAACAGATGGTGTTTTCTTTATTTCTGCTGACGGTGATGCAGGTTTAGATTTCTTAGTGGAGAAAGATAATACTGCAACAACTACAGAAGATGTAGCAACTATGGCAGATGACACATTTATTACAACAACATGGTTTATTGACCCAGATGCTTCAAAAGTATTTTATTCAATAAATAATGCTGCTCCAGTAGGTGTTGCAATCACAAACTTACCAGATGATGAAGAACTGACTGTATCGTTCGGTATACAAAATGGTGAAGCTTCAGCACAAACTATGACTATTGACTACGTTGTAGCAGCAGTAGAAAGATAGGAGTAAACTATGGCAGATACAGTAACTTCGCAAACTATCCAAGATGGTGAAAGAGTCGCAGTATTAAAGTTTACTAATGTATCAGATGGTACAGGTGAATCAGCAGTAAAAAAAGTTGATGTTTCAGCGTTAACAAAAAATAGTGCTGGTGAATCTTGTACCAGTGTTTCTATAGCTCGTATATATTGGGCTTGTGTTGGTATGAGAGTAAACATCGAGTTTGATGCTAGCACAAATGTCTTAGCTATGCCGTTACCAGCAGATAGTACAGGAGATGAATACTATGATTTATTTTCTGGCATACCTAATAATGCTGGTTCAGGCGTAACTGGAGATATAGACTTTACAACTGTTGGTCACTCAAGTGGTGACGCTTATTCCATAATTTTGGTTTTAAATAAAAACTATTAATAAATGGCTACTAGGAAGCGAGCTAAACAAGTACGCAGAACAGTAGGAAAAGGTGGTAATTACCGCCCCACTAAAAAAGGGGCGGGAATGACCCGTAAAGGCATAAAAGCATATCGTAAAGCCAATCCAGGCTCAAAATTAAAAGGTGCAGTTACTGGCAAAGTTAAAAAAGGTAGTAAAGCGGCAAAAAGAAGAAAATCGTTTTGTGCAAGATCACTCGGTCAGCTAAAGAAAAGTTCTGCAAAAACAAGAAATAATCCTAATTCAAGAATAAGACAAGCTAGAAGAAGATGGAAATGTTAAATGGCTAAATCAGACCCCAAAGTAGGAACAGGAAAAAAACCAAAGGGTTCAGGTCGAAGGTTATATACTGATGAAAACCCAAAAGATACCGTTTCAATTAAATACGCAACAGTGCAAGACGCTAGAGATACTGTTGCAAAAGTAAAAAAAACAAAAAAACCATTTGCTAGATTAATTCAAATACTAACAGTTGGAGAACAAAGATCTAAGTATGGAGGTAAGCCAAGGCAAGCAGAAATATTTAGGAGAGGCAAAGATGCGATTAGAAGAAAACATGGTAGAATAAAATAATGGCAAAAAAGAAATTAAATAAAGTTATCAAAGGTTTGCAGAAAGCAAGTAAAACGCACGCTGCACAAGCAAAAACTTTACAATCTATAAAAATGAAAAAAGGCGGTAAGGTAAAAAGTGGTGGCAAAATTTGTCCAGAGGGAAAAGCTTGGGCAAAGCGTACTTTTGATACATATCCTTCAGCATATGCAAATATGGCTGCATCAAAATATTGCAAAGATCCTAACTATGCAAAAGGCAGTAAAAGAAAGAAAAAAGCAAAAGGTGGTTTTGTTTCTATCAGAGGACAGGGTATAGTTATGAAAGAAAGATTAAGATAATGGGTCAGTTAGCTGAATGGAGAAAACAAAACTGGGTAAGGATAGGCACCGATGGATCTATTAAAGGACCTTGTGGCACAAGCAAAGATAAGAAAAATCCAGATAGATGTTTACCAGCAGCCAAAGCAAGAAGTTTATCTAAATCAGAAAGAGCAACCACAGCAAGAAAAAAGAAACGAGCTGGTGCTAAAGGTAAAACAGTAGTAGCTAATACAAAAAAAGCTAGAGTGTCTGTGAAAACAGGAGGAATTATGATTAAAAACAAAGAGAAGGCAGATTTAAATAAAGATGGTAAACTATCATCTTATGAGAAAAAAAGAGGCATGGCTATAGAAAGGGCTATGGCAAAGCAAAACCGAATGAAAAAGAAAAAAGGTGGTTTTATAGCTAAAGGTTGTGGAGCTGTAATGAATAACCGAAGAAAAGTAACAACCATTAGTTAGGAAATATTATGCCAAAGAAAAAATCTGTAGATCCAAAAATACAAGCAAGACTTGACGCAAAAGTAAGACCAGATGAGCCAGTATCTGATGAGCGTATTTATTACAATATGCCAAAGAAAAAAGCTCCTGCAAAAAAATCAACAAAAAAAACTACTAAAAAAAAGTGAGGCTATAAATGTTTAAAAGAACAAAATACTATGCTACTGGTGGTTCTGTTAAAGGCAGTAAATACATGGCTAAAGGCGGTAAAGCCTCCAAGTATATGGCCAAAGGCGGAAAGGCATCAAAATACATGGCAAAAGGAGGCAAAGCGTCCAAATACATGGCAAAAGGTGGTAAAGCATCTAAATACATGGCTAAGGGTGGCAAAGCTTCTAAATATATGGCTAAAGGGGGTAAGGCTAGTAAATATATGTCCAAAGGTGGTGCTTAATTAACATTTTAAGATAAAGGGGGTTACTTTGTCGTATTTAATATCAAACATACCACAGTTTAAATGCTGGGTAAGAAAAGAATTTACAGCTAATCATCAAAAATACCATGGTGAGTATTTACATGCATTAGCTTTCGCAGTTAATACTATACCAGATAGATCTTTATCTTTTCAGGTTGTATTTACAGGTTGTGAAACAGATTTAGAAGGACACCCAGATGAAAACATACATGGTGGTGCCATGTGGGCAAGGATGCCAATACAAGCTTTAATAGCTGATGTGCCTTTAGAAGAGTGGCCTACACCTATGGAAGATCATTTAGCACAACCCTGGGACTGCTTATCGCATCATCATTCAGTAGTGGTTTTAGATAGAGTAAGCTCATCACCCTGGATATGTAAAATAGATGGACAGTTTCATACAGGTACTTATATGTTTACTGTAGATTATACAGAACACTCTATTGCTGATGATTCTGCACAACATAAACAAAGTCATGTGCTATACTTAACTGACGCTGGAGAATACACTGGTAATTTTGTAGCTTTACCTAATAATAGAGTTAGAGCAACAAACCCTGCTTTATGGCGTGTAGGTGAAGGTCCACCAGACTTTTCACCAAGTCAGTGGATTCATTCAGCAGAAAAACATGACAGTTATATGGATTCAAATGTAACATTTGATAATTTATATAATCAGGACGATAGGTATGAATAATGGCATTATCTGGTAGCACTAATTTTGAACCAAATGTAACGGAGTTTATTGAAGAAGCTTATGAAAGATGTGGTGCTGAATTAAGAACAGGTTACGATCTTAAAACAGCAATACGTAGCGTAAATCTTATGCTTGCAGAATGGGCTAACAGAGGTCTAAATCAGTGGACTATAGAACAAGCTACACAAACTGTTACAGAAGGCACTACAAATTATTCTTTAAATGCAAATGTCATAGACATATTGGATGTAGTAGTTCGTAGAACCGTAAATCAAACACAAACAGATATAAGCATGAATCGTATTAGCAGATCTGAATATCTAAACATACCAAACAAAACTACAAAAGCACGACCTTCACAGTTCTTTTTTGACAAATTATCTACACCATCACTAAAAATATGGCCTGCACCTGAAAACAGCACTGACATATTAGTATTTAACAAGCTTGTTAGAATGGATGATGCAGACAAAGGCACTAATACTATGGATATGCCATTTCGATTCTATCCTTGTTTTGTTGCTGGTCTTGCTTATTATTTGTCACAAAAAAAGAATCCACAATTAACACCACAATTAAAAGCTTTATATGAAGAAGAATTTAGAAGAGCTGCAGACCAAGATGAAGATAGAGCTTCATTTCGAGTAAGACCTGATATAAGGATGAGTTAATGGCATACGCACTAGGTAAGTTTGCTAAAGGTTTATGTGATAGATGTGCGTTTGAATATAAGCTAAGTGAGTTGCGTGAAGAGTGGAATGGTGCAAAAGTTTGTCCTGATTGTTACGAGCCAAAACATCCACAATTAGAACCATTAACTGCAACAGCAGATCCAGAAGCATTATATAGACCAAGACCTAACAATGACCATGAAGAAGGTGAGGGTTTTGTTGTAGTAGTTCAGTCTAATTTATTTAGACCAGATTATTTAAACACATCTACTTTACCTTCAAACTTTACGGTAAGCGAGATGACAGGTAATGTTGGTGAGGTTACAATAGTTACATGACTTTATCTGAATTAAAAACTTTAATACAAAATTATGTAGAAAATACAGAGACTACATTTGTTAATACGTTAGATGATTTTATTAAAAATGCAGAAGAAAGAATATTTGAACTAATACAGTTTGATTTTTTCAGAAAAAATGTAACAGGTAATTTAACAACAGGCAACACTTATTTAACAGCTCCATCAGACTTTCAGATGAGCTTTTCGTTGGCAGTTATAGATGGTAATGGAGATTACAAATATTTAGATAAAAAACACCCTACTTTTATGCGTGAGTTTTCTGTTGATCCCACGGATACCACAGCTAGAGGTCAGCCCCTGTACTATGCAGATTTTGATAAAGAACTATCAACAGCTAGTAATAATGGATCTACTTTGATAGTAAGTCCTGTACCAGATGCAGATTATAACGTTGAACTGCATTATTTATTTAAACCTAATTCTTTAGTTACTGATACCACAGGCACCTGGATTTCTAATAACGCCAGAAACGCTTTATTGTATGGATCTTTAGTTGAAGCAAATATATTTTTAAAAGGTGAAAGCGATATGCAACAGCAATACGAGCAACGCTTTTTACTTGAAATAACAAGGCTTAAAAACCTTGCAGAAGCTCGCGGAAGGAGAGATGAATACCGTTACGATTCTTTGAGGACAACGGTATCCTAAAATAAATGAAACAAATAGAAAGTCTTAAAGGCAAATCAGTTGCCATAGTT